ACTTATTGCTGCTAATAACACCATAGAAGAAATAAGACAACACTTAGGGGTAGAAACATTGTCATATCTTTCAAAATATGGTATGGTGAATTCTGCTAATAAAGATAATGATAATTTTTGCACTGCCTGTTTTGATGGTAAGTATCCCATACCAATTACATAATTATGAGTGAACATCATGAACCAAATGGTGAGAGTATTACCCTCAAACAATTAATCATATCCTGCTCCATTGTAATTTCCTTTACAATAATATGTTTTTTTATACTGCTTGCAGGGATGCTTTGAATCTGTTATACTGAGAGGGTCCCTACCCTCTTTTTTTTATGCTTGGAAATCTTGAACCAGAAGAAACTGTTATGGAAAACTCTGTGGTTGATCAAATAGCAGTGATAGCAAACAAACTGGGATGGGAAGTTGGAGATAAAATTGTTGTGGAGATTGGAGGTTGTTCTGTCTCTGGTATTGATGTGGGAGAGGAATATAATAGAAAATGGCAAACCCCAATTGGAACTGTTAAGTATAATAAGGACTCCTTCATCCTAATTAAGAATGAATCCCGTAGGGACCTAACTAAATCAGTACCATTTAAAGAGGGTGAGTTTAATCCTGCCCATCCATACAATGCTGACAATAATAAATCATCTTAGTGCTTTCTGGACTGTAGTTGTTATGAATTGTGTTCAACCTGTTAACTGGGAACAATGTTTACCAGTTCATGAATGGTTGCTTCCTGAACTTCAACAGGGAATCAAGATGTATTTTGATAAGGAAAAAACTTTTTTATATAAATCTGAAAGGGAGTATTTAACTAAATGAAAATCTTTCTGGACACTGCTGATACACATTTAATCAAACAATATTATGATACTGGATTGGTTGATGGTGTCACAACCAATCCCACATTGATCATGAAGTCTGGTAGAAAACCTGATGATGTCTATCAGGAGATTAAGGAGATTGGTATTACTGACATTAGTATGGAAGTTGTGGGTGATGCTCAGGTAATGTATAATGAGGGACTCAGACTGGTTGACAAGTTTGGTGGGATAAGTACAATCAAGGTGCCCTGCACAAGGGAGGGTCTAAAGGCATGTAAGGCACTCAGTGCAGAAAAGATTAGAACTAATGTCACATTGGTCTTCTGTGCTGCTCAGGCAGTCCTCGCTGCCAAGTCTGGTGCAACCTATGTCAGTCCCTTTGTAGGTAGGTTGGATGACCAGTCAGTGGCAGGTCTAGAGGTTGTCAGAAGTATCTCTGAACTTTATCGCATTCATGGTATCAGGACACAGGTTCTCTCTGCCTCAATCAGAACAGTCCAGAGGGCAATCAGATCTTGGTACAATGGTGCTGAGATTGTTACAATGCCACCTAGTATTTTGGAACAGATGTATGACCACATACTGACTAATGATGGCGTTCAAAAGTTTGATACTGATTGGGATGAGGTTCTTAAAACTAACTTTCTACCTGTGAGTAACATCCTATGATCTCAGATCATGTGGTCATTTATGAGTTAAAGGAGGTCTGGTTTAAGGGAGATTATCCCACCTGCATGGCCTACTCTCAAATGGTTGATAAAAACTATCCTGGGTACAAGGTCTGTATATGTTCCTGGGATAATTTTTATAAATTAAAAAAAGATCCATCAATAAGGGACACATGGAAATAGAAAGATACAAAGTATATTCTAAGAATGGATGCCCTTATTGCATTAAAATCATCAAGGTTTTAGAATTAGCAGAACTTCCATACATTGTGTATAAGATGGGTAAAGATTTCACCAGGGAAGAATATTTTTATCACTTTGGGCAGGATGCAACCTTCCCAATGATTAAACTTGGTGATAATGTGCTTGGTGGATGTATGGAAACAGTTAAATATCTTAAGGAAAACAATCTGGTTTAATGGACAAAGGTTGGGAACTCTATCAAATGTATGATGTTATTGAACACACTATTGATTATGCTTTTGAAGGTAAGTTCATGCTTAACATGTATGAATATCTTCATAGCATCAAGGCAACAAAGAGGGATGTAGAATCATTTATTGACTCTCCTTCTGCTGCTGAAATTAACACTTTGATTCTTGACCTTGAAGATTATTTGGAGGGTGGCAATGACTCCCAACACAAACAATTGAGAGAGGGTTATGGTCATCTGGGTAAACCAGAGGCACGTAAGATCAGGGACTATTTGTACAATTTACTACAGGATGCTTGGAAATATGAGCAAGAAAAAAGACCAGGAAGAAAAAGAAGGAGGTCCTCTAAATAAAACTACCAGTGACTTAACTCACATCAATCGTGGGGTGGAGTTACTACTTAGAAAGAGGAGGAAGACTTCAGTTCCAAAGACTTTTCAAGTAAGATTTGGAAATATGCTCTCCTTCTTAAACAGGGACATAGAGTTATATTTTCACTTCTATTTGGACTTTAGAAAAAAGAAGCCAGGAGAGTAAAATGTTAGCTGTAACTCTAACTCTATCATCAATCATTTCAATTTTATTTTTAATTGTTGGTGGTGTGGTAGGATATCTTGTAAAAGAATATGTCTATGATAGGAATGCACAATACATTCCAACACACCCAGAATGTTTTGATGAGAATGGACAATTTATAGCAGATGATATTCTTGCTGTAAGATTTGAAAACCCTGAAGACTTATCTGAGTCAGAATAAATATTAACACTGAATTGAAAAAAACATGGCAACATCTACACCCACAAAACTTCCACCTAATCCATTCCTTCATGAGATACTTGATCTTGTAAGCAAGCAGAGAACAATCAAAAAAAAGATTGAGATTCTGAAAAAATATGAATGTGATGCGTTGAAGTCTGTTTTGATTTGGAACTTTGATGAGTCTGCTATCAGTGTAATGCCTGAGGGTGAAGTTCCTTATAAGAAAAATGAGGCACCTTTGGGAACTGATCACACCTCCCTCAGAAAGGAGTGGAGAAACCTGTATCACTTTGTCAAGGGTGGTAATGATTCCCTATCTTCACTTAGAAGGGAGACAATGTTCATTCAACTTTTAGAGGGGCTTCATCCAGATGAGGCAGAGATTATCTGCCTGGTTAAAGATCGTCAATTATCAACAAAATACAAACTTAAAAAAGAAACAGTTAAAGAAGCATATCCTGATATTAAATGGGGAGATAGAATCTGATGGGAATTAAAATCATCCATGAAGCATGTGATCCTGAGTTGGCAAATGATAAGACCCTACCCTATACATCATATCTTGTGAAGTATTTGAAAGAGGGTCAGGTCACATATGACGTCACAAATTGTGGTAAGCAAACAGAACTTTTTGATCATTACTATGATACCTATAAAAAGGATTTCATTAGATTTGATCAAACAGAGGGTAGAATGAATCCTAAAATGTGGGGTAATAAACCACCTGAGGAGAAGAAAAAATGAATCCTGATGAGGAATTAGAAAAACAAATTAATACTATCATCAGGGATGAGATTCAAGATGTTATTAATGATTATGTTGACTCTAAGGAGGAGACAAAGAAGGCAGGTCTTGGATTTGTTGAAAATGAGGATAAGTTAAAGGTGAAAATCTCCAAGGGTGAGGTGGATAAACTTATCAAGCGATATAAAAAATTAAAGAAACAAGAGAAGTCTAATCTATCTCAGGTAAAAAAACTGGGACTATTAGATAAAAACGGCAATCCCCTAAGATAAATGCTCTCAACAAAACACAGACTTAGATTGGAGTTTATCTGCTCACGCATCATTAATGGTGAGGAGGTTAATCTTGATGATATGATCTGGGCAAACAAATTAGCCAAGGCAAATAGAAGTGCCTATGAAATATTGAACAAGGCAAGAAGAATTGCTGCCAACCCTAATGTGGAAAAGGGTGGTCTTGATGATTTTATGATACAGATGGGACTGGGGGATCCTGACCCATCTAATCATTCAAAGGGATTCCAAAACACAGATGAAATGGTAGAGTGGTTTCACCAGGAGAGGACAGATGACTGGACACAGCGTGACTAGGGTACAAGCAGTAATATGGTCCAATTGTAGTCTGGAGTGTGAGAGGGCAGAGAGTCTACTAAATAGTGTGAATGAGGATGTGAGGGTCTTCTATCTTGATAAGGACTTTACTCAGAGACAATTTAATGCTGAGTTTGGTAAAGATGCTGAATATCCACAGGTTCAGGTTGGTGTAGAACACAGGGGCACACTCAAAGAGACCCTTCAATATCTCAAGAATAAAAAAAGAATAAGGTAATGTGTAAAAATCAACACATTGACACCTAAATAGATATGGTCTATATTAGACCTGTCGTTCATCTAGGAAACTAGACGCAAGTAAGTCGCGGAACGGAGCGTTCATCCCATGTTTGAGTATCTACTATCATATACATTATCTTGCACTGATGCCAAGGAAATTATTGCCAGGGCTAAGAGCGTAGATCTGGATGAGGCTGTTGTTGCTGAGGTTATTGAAACCATCAAAGATAACACTGATAGTGGGTGTGATTGGGACGCAAACGACTAAAGGAACGGACCTAAAAATCCAATTACTTTAGGAGTAAAATCATGAATACACTTCTGATGATCAAAAAACAGATTAAAAAGGTTGCTGCCTTGCATGACGCTCAGATTCATCACACGTCTTATCGTGGTGTTGAGTATGATACTCGTTGTGTTGAGTCTAAAGAGACTCACGGCACCTTCTGTTACAGAGGAAGCACTTACACCAAATAATTGCCACTTCGTCAGGAAGATGGTAGAATGGGGGTGAAGACCCCCATTTTTTTATGGACAAGGATAAACTTAAAAAGATTATTTCTAAACTGAAACTTATTGTTGACGAGTT